GGTGGACGACGCCCTGAAGGAAAAGCTGGTCGCAGAATATCCGGCGATCTTGCGATGGGCCATCAACGGGTGTCTTGACTGGCAGGCCAATGGGCTGTTGCGGCCCGACATCGTTGTGGCCGCCACCAAGAGCTACCTGGAAGAGCAGGACCTGTTTGCCCAGTGGGTGGACGCCGAATGCACTACCGGGTTGAACGACACCGACACCCACAAACGGCTGTTCAAGTCGTGGTGCCGCTTCTCGCTCGCGGCCGGCGTGCCGGCGGGCAGCGCGGTGGGGTTCAACGAGCGCATGCAGACCGTCGGGTTCAAGCCGCTGAAGCACACACCAGGGACTGCCCAGGCTCGCGGATGGCAAGGGGTCGCCCTGCGATCGGCCACCGATGACGATGAGCAGGAAAATCGGCCGTATTGGAACCGCGACTGATCCACCGAGCCGCAGAGAATGGCAGGACATGATTGAAGGGTGCGGCCTTCCGGCACTACAGCGTGGTATCAGTGGGTTCGGTGGACTTGTTCGGCCACGAATTGACACAGCGATCGCCGAATATCGCTGAAGCGCAACAAAGTGGGCAGGATGGGCAGGTCGTTCATTAGTTTGCAACACGCGCATGCGCATGTGCGCCCGCGCGCGCGTCATGAGCGCTAAGGTAACGGCTGCCCACCCGGCCCATATGGACACGGAAACGCATCGACTTCGGGCAAGAGGATCGCGAAAATGGGTGCGAGGAGCCCCGCGAACGATCCGCCGCGCTTGCCGACGTTAGAAATTGGGTTTGATATTCCGGCCATGGCAGACCGACAGCCCGCGCTCGAACTTGCGATGCCGCCACCGAAGCCGAAGCGCGGACGTGGCCGGCCGATCGGCTATCCGAAGACTGGCGGCCGGAAGGTCGGATCGAAGAGTAAAACCGTCATCGAGCGCACTGCTATCGAGGCCGTGATCCGCGGCGTGGCCGGCGAGGTGCTGACGAAAGCGCAGATCGCTTCGCTATCGCCGCTCGACATGATGCGACTGTGCATGCGGGCGCATTACGAGCGTGGCGATCTCGCCCAGGCCGTGCAGTGCGCCGCGCTGGCCGCGCCCTACGTGCATGCGAGACTGGCCCAGACCGACCTACGGGTGACGCACCACGACGGCGACAAGAGCGCCGACGAACTGCGCGCGGAGATCGAGGCGATGCGGCGGGCACATGAGGCCCGCACCATCGAGGGAACCGCGGTCGAGCGGGCGGCAGACCGGCGTTTGGAGCATGCCGATTGAGCTCGCGCACAACCTATACGCACGTGTAGGTTCTGTGCATGGCGCAGATCATCAGCTATATCCGGGTTTCCACCGTCCAGCAGGGCCGTTCCGGCCTGGGCATCGAGGCACAGCGCGAGGCGATCTCTCGCTTTGCTGAGGCTGAGGGCTTGAGCATCTCGGCTGAGTACGTGGAGGTGGAGACCGGCAAGGGCGCCGATGCGCTCGACCGCCGGCCACAGCTTGCCGCCGCGTTGGCCCGCGCCCGGAAGGCGAAGTGCCGCATCGTGGTGGCCAAATTGGATCGGCTATCGCGTGACGTCGCATTCATCAGCGGCTTGATGGCGCAAAAGGTGCCTTTCGTTGTCACTGAGCTTGGCGCCGACGCGGACCCGTTCATGCTGCACATCTACGCGGCTCTGGCGGAGAAGGAGCGGGCGCTGATCAGTGAGCGGACCCGTGCAGCGTTGGCACGGAAAAAGGCGCAGGGCGGCATCCTGGGCAATCGCACCAATCTGCCGCAGGCGCAGGCGAAAGGTGTGGACGTGGTGCGTGCGAGTGCTGATGCGTTCGCTGTCAATGTGCTGCCCGTGGTGGAGCAGATCAGACGGTCTGGTGTGACCAACCCGAGGGCGATCGCTGCGGCGTTGAATGCGCGAGGGGTTCGCACTGCCCGTGGTGGGCAATGGCACGACAGCACGGTGCGCAACCTGTTGGCGCGCGCATAGGTTCCGCCGACCGCTACCGCACGCGTCCGCGGGGCACCCGCTGTGGCGAATACCGCGAGCGGCCCAGGAACCCCGCACAGCGGTTCAAGGCCCTGGCGGCCACATCGGACCGTCGGATCGGCCCGCCGCCGCGTAGCGACCACCTGGGCGACGCTGTAGGCTGTCAAGCCCAATGCGATGAGGGCATAGCCAATGACTGACCAAGCCCGTCGACTGCTCGAACTGGAAACCGAGCTATGGCGGCGAGAGTGTCGCACCGATCTGCATGCGTTCGCTGTCCACGTGCTGCGACCGGATCGGCGGGTTCCTGCGAGGCATCAGCGGCTCATGATCGAATTGCTGATGGACGTCAGCCACGGGGCGATCCCGCAACTGATCCTGTCCGCGCCGCCGGGCAGCGGCAAGTCGACGTATGTGAGTTATCTGTTCGCGGCGTGGTATCTCGCGCACTGTCCTGGCGCGCAAATTCTGGCATGTGCGCACACCGAGCAACTGGCGGCATCGAACAGCTTGGCGGTGCAGCGGATCGCCGTCGAGCATGCGGACGTGCTGGGCTACACGCTGATATCGGACGCGGCGGGCGACTGGCGGATATCTAACGGCGGGCGATATCGTGCGGTTGGTGTGGGCACCGCGGCGACGGGCTATCGGGCCACGCTGATCCTGATCGATGACCCGGTGAAGGGCATTGAGGCGGCGCACAGCGCGACAGATCGCGACCGAGTGGCGGACTGGTATTTCAACGACATTCGGCGACGTCGGACGCCGGGCACGGCGACGGTTCTGGTGCAGACGCGATGGCACGAGGACGATTTGTCTGGGCGACTGTTGCGGTTGGAACCGGACGACTGGCGGAACATCCGGCTGGCAGCGATCGCTGAGGACGACGATCCGTTGGGCAGACAGCCGGGCGAGCCGTTGTGGGACGATGACGCATACGGCTATGGCCGGGACTTGCTGGCGCAGCATGAGGTGGCGCAGCGGAACGGCCAGACGGCAATGTGGCAAGCCCTGTATCAGGGCAGTCCTACGGCACCGGAAGGGAACCTATTCAAGCCGCACAGGATGCCGATCCGTGACGTTGTGCCTGGGCGTGTGTTTCACACGATGCGGGCGTGGGACTTGGCATCGAGCATCCGGGGCGACTGGACGGTGGGGATCAAGCTGGCGTGCACGTATGACGAACAGTTCGAGACAGTGCTGACGATCGTTGACGTGCAGCGGTTCCGTGGCGCGCCCGAGGAAGTGCACAGCCAAGTGCTGACCATCGCGAAGGCGGACGGACACGGCTGCACGATAGCTTTGCCGGAGGACCCTGGGCAGGCTGGGCAGAGCCAAGTGGCCGATTTCACGCGGATGCTTCAGGGTTACGTGGTCATGCCGGTGCGTTTGACCGGCAGCAAGGAAATCCGCGCGCTGGCAACGGCCAGTCAGGCGAACATTGGTCGGATCGGGATGCTGAGGGCGCCGTGGAATGCGGCGCTGATCGATGAGCTACAGAGTTTTCCGTCTGGACGGCATGACGACCAAGTGGATGCGCTGTCGCTTGGGCATGATCTGATGATGGGTAAGATGGCATCGCTGGCGGTATGGGCGCGGATGTGAACATGGCGAACTGTTCGACGCGGAGCCGGGATAAACTTACCCGCGCAGGTCTACTGCTGAACCCGTTACCACCACCGGCTACTGAGTGAATCGCATCGCGCCGTTTCGTCCGCGCCGCCCTCTCCATCGCGCGCCTCTTCGCCACAGATTTCCTCGGCCAATATCGCCCGGCGCTTTCGGCCGCCGATCTTTGTCCTCGCGGGCAAGGGGGCCGACGGCGGGGTGGGGGATTAAAGGCAATTCCCAAAAATTTCGCGGGGCGCTTTCCCACCATGTACCACAGAATTCCACGCCACGTTCCACCTAACGAACGGAGCCGCCGCCTTATGCGGACTGGTCTGCCGGCTGTGTCGCTGCCGGTGTATTGCGCCAGAAACGCTGTGCCGCACATCGTGCTGGTGTTCCCGATACCAAAGGCACGGTCGCTGCGACTGTTGTGCTGACATTGT